AGTAGGGTTTTTTGCAATTCTAAAAATTGTTTGTGCATTTGCAGTTCCATTAACTTTTATTGTTAAATCATCATTTATTGTAAAAGTTAAATTATTTAAAGAATAAACATTGTTATTCCAAGTTCCACTTGTATTATGCCCTTTTAAAGAATTTAATGTATATTCTAGTGTATTCTTTCCTGTTGTAGTATATTGGCTTGTATTACCCTTAGGGTCAATTTGTAAACCTCCTTTTATTGTTCCTTCTAATGTTGCACTCTCTACACTTGTTTCTTCTACTTTAGGCATACTATCGTATATATCGTTAATTTTTGTTGCATAACTTCTAAATGTATCGCTTGTAGATATGTTTCCACCTAGTCTATTTAGACCATCCCTTATTTCTTTTTTTGTTTCTCCTAAATAGGATATTTTATTTGCAATAGACATTAATTAACCACCTCTCCATTTAAATCGTCGAGAGCGGCACCTATGTCTCCTATATTTGTATTTATTTCGTTAATTGCACTTACCACATCTGTTTTAGTTGTTGTTTCTAAGTTAGCAAGTGTACCCAAATTAGGGCAATTTACACTTACGTTTGTTCCACTTTTTGTTAATGTTATATTTGTTCCACTTGTTAAAGTTAAATCATCCATATTAAAATCACTCTCCTTTTATTTAATTTTATTATATTTTAAATGTTTAATTTTGTAAAATTTTAATTTGATTTTGTATATTCTATTATTACATAACTATCATCAAAGTTTGCATTATTTCCAACATCTACATAGATATTAGTTGCATCACATTTTAGTCCTATTTGTCTATCAGTTCCTGCATAACTAATTCTAGGTAATGTATGATAATCGCTTCCTGCTATTGCTATACCATAAATATTAGTTACAAAACTTAAATTGCTTATACTATGTGCTATTGTTAATGATGCAGAACTTATTTGTCCTGTATGTATTACTTTTCTATATAGAGTAGAATTATTTATCCAAGTTCCTATTATAGTTTCACTTGTTGAATATATTTGTAATTTTGCATTTTCTATTTCTTCTAATACATTTGCCTCGTTATTTCTATCTTTATCAGCTACGATTAAATTTCCATTTACTTGGAATAAATCTTTACCTGCTTCGAATGTTGGCACACCTTTAAGAATAGGTTTATTTTCATTGCTCGTTGTTAATAGGTCTTCTACTTTTAAATATAAGGTTCCTGTTGTTGTATATGCAACACTTGTAGTTATTGTTACGCTTGATAAAGTAATTTTATTATCTTGAAATGTATAACTTGAAGATGGAATAGTAGTCCAATTTGAATTATCTGTACTATACTTTATTGTAGGCACGTTTTGTGTATTGTTAAAACTTCCATTAAAGCAAGTTATGTCTGCACTTACTACTAAATTAGAAGATGTCATTGTTTCTCTTTTGAAGTTCCAAGTATTAATTTTAACATTTACATAATCTATTAATGTTTTTGTAATAGTAGTAGTATATGTATTTTCTCTTGTATCTGTTACTACTAATTCAAATGTATTTGTTGTTATATCGTTTAATGTTATAGAATATGTACCACTAGACAACGTTAATGCTTGATTGTTTATAGTAACTGACTTTATACTAGCACCTTTTAACGCACTAGTAGTTACATCAAATTTTAAATCACTAGCATATTTTACAACATAACTTGTACTTGCTCCACCTAATAGAGTTACAACTTTTGCATCTTGTTCTGTTGTTGTATAAGTTGCAGTAGGATTTGCATTTACAATTGACATTTCTTTGTTAAGTGTTGAGAGGTATTCCACACTATCTGTTGTTGTAGTCCTTAATTTAAACATTACATTTAGTTTATTACTATTAGGAGTTGCATTTCTTAATGTATTTCTTTCGCTCGTTGTTAAACTAAATGTATAACTTCCATTAGATACATTAACTTGCCTATACGAAACATAATTTGTATTACCTTCGCTATCGAATATTCCTACTTCTACTGTTGCACCTTCAAAGCCTAATGCAGTTGAATATGTAACAATTGGATTTCCTTCGTCGTCAAAGTCTGATACGTTTGTTATAATTGGGTATCTATCTATTGTAGGTAAAGTTATACTTGCATTATTAATTGAGAAAGTAGGTGTACTTCCACTTATTTTTATATATCCCTCTGCACCTAAACTTATAGATTTAGTTCCATCTTCATTATGCGATATTGTTTTATCTATGCTTAAAATAGTAGAGCCAGCAGTTACATAATTAGGATATGTTACAAGACTAGCACTATCGCTGTATTCTCCTTTAAAGTTAGCACGACCATTTTGAGTTCTCCAATTTGTACTACCTGTTGTTACAACTCTAAATTGTGTTTGTGTTGTATTGTTTTCTTTACTTTGCGTTGAATATTTACCTTGTAGTTTTACCCCTGCATTAGATATTCCATTCCAATTAGCACTTGATAAATCTTGCCAAGAAGTTGTTAACGTTGGCATTAATTACCACCTCCTACATAGAACCATCCAGTTCTATTTTCGCTTTCCATAGGTTCTGCTCTATGATAACCCATTGTAATCTTTTCTGTTTCAAGTTCTTTTATTCTTGCAATTGTTTTTCCCAATTGCCCATCATATCCCATAAAGGATAACTCTGTATCTCCATCGTAAACTTCAAAAGATTTATTTGTAATTTGAGTAGAGAATGTTTCCCCATCTTTTTCTGTCTTTATTCCTTTTACATCTATTGTTACTAAGGAATTTGACACCTTTGTTACACCATCGTTATCTATTTCTGACTTTAAATTATTTACAAGCAATCCTGCTTCACTTAATGTTGCACTTGCTTGAGTTGATATTTCTCCTTCTATTGTTTGTTGTGTAGTAGAAACAAGAGTTCTTATGTCTTCTTCTGTCATAGTAAGGTTTATTCTTCTATCCATATCAGGAAGCGTTGTTTGTGTTAATAAAGTTATTGTTCCATCTATATTGTTAATTTCTGTTCCTAATTTTCTTATTTTTTGTTCTTGAGTTCCTCCTACTACGTTTGTTGTAACTTCTTTTTGCGTTGTAGAAATTTTAACTTCTACTTCTGACATAATTGTAATTTCGTAAGTTATTTTATTGTTGTTTAATGTAGGATATGTTTTGTCTCCTAAAGTGTAATTTATTATATCCCACGCATCTAGGCTTATATCTCCTAGATTTTTACATTTTAAATTGTATGCTTCAAATCCATATACTACATTATATATATTTTCTACTACATTCTCGTCTACAATAAATGGATTGTCTTGTCTAATATAAAGAGTATTATACTCGTTATCTTCTCCTACTTCATATACTAAATTATATGTTGTTCCACCACTATTATAAGTTAAGTTATTATTTCCATATTTTAAGTTATGTTTACCTCCACCAAACGTAAAATTTCGTATTGCATCGAAATAAACAACCTTTTCTATCTCGTATTTCTCACCTAATTCCCAAGACGCACTCTTTAAGGCATCTACAGTGACGATAGGCGAAGATTTTAGGGGAACTAGTGTAAGACTACCATCCCTATCCATTTTTGCGTTACAACCCTTTATTTCTGCTATACAACTAATATAGTATTTTCCACTTAACGTATTATCGTATGTAGATATTTCAACATTTCCATTTGTATTAGGATAATTCCCTAATTCTACTTCGTAATGGTCGCATATCCACTCTAATAATTCGTCTATTTCTATTTTTCCATCTTCTCCTAATGCTTCTAAATAGTCGCAATTAGAAGAAAACTTAATAGCATAGTCTAAACAAGTTATCTCGCAAGTTTGCTGATAATTCTCTTTTAAATCATCTATTAAGTACTTCCCTATTGGTACTTCTTCCCAATCATCGTCGACATATTGACTTATGTATAAATCTACATTATTTCCACCTTTTATATCTAATCCATCTAAATTTTTAAATTTTATCGTAATAGATTGAGATATAAATGAACCTATATAAAATAAACTATTGCTTTGATTTGTGTTATCTATAATTGGCGAATTAATTTCTATCTTTGCAATTTGCTCGATAGGTACTTGTACATCGTTAATTAACAATCTACAAGAATATATTGCCTCCCCAGAATAGCATTGTGTTCTAAATTCGTCGCTTACATTATATGCCATACAACCACCTCTATTCTTCTACTAGAGAAACTGAAAACGCTTGCTCTATTGTATGCCAATTATTATCGTCATCCTTAATTATTCTAAATGTATCAAATTGTTTATCGCTAGCATACATTTTATGTACGCTCTTTTGTAAAGTTTTCTTATCTATTAGTTCTACATACACCCACGCAGGGTCTAGTGCATTTAATATAAAGGCTCTATCGTTATCGCTTAATACGTTATATCCTAGAGTAATATCGTATACATCGTGTCTTATTCTATTCCTATGCGTATAACCTTGTAAATCTGTAAAGGCATCTTTGTCAAGGTCGTGTAAAGTACACCCAATAGATGAGGGAGTAGGGAAGTCTTGTAAATTACTTGGTGAACTCCCTACTCTTATATAGTTTTCATATTTATTGTAATCTAATATCTCCATATATATGTTCTCCTCTTTCTATTTAATATTATAAACCAAATTGTCTATTGTTCCTAATTTGTTCAAATTGAATGAAGTCTAATAGACCTTGTGTATCGCCTTTTGCTATTATATTTACATTTGTATCTTGCTTGTTTGCTGACATTCCTCTTGCTACTGCTATTGTCATTTGGTCTAGTATTTGTTGATTGTTCATTACTGCTGTAGAACTTCCTATTTTACCTACTAGTTCTGGTCCTGATGTTTCTCTTGCCATAAATAATTCTCCGTGTGATGGGAAACCTCCTCCAGCATAAGCGTGCATTGGTTTCCAAGTACCACCTTCGTATAATCCTCCTGTGTATTTAAGACCTAGTAAACCTTTAACTACACTTAAACCAGTACTAGCAGCACTTCCTACTCCACTAAATACATCTTTTACCTTTTTAGCAGCATCTTTTACTTTGTTAAATCCTTTTTCAATATTTTCAAGTATTCCTTTAATTGGAGAGAATTTTTCGTCAAACACTTTTTTAATGTCTTTAAATGCACCTTCCCAATCACCTTTAAATACTTTTGTTATAAAGTCAAGTATTCCACTAAACTTTTTCTTTATATCATCTATCATTGTCTTAATATTCTTAGTTATTGTTTCTATTATAGCCAAGAATACATCTTTTAAGAAATTATAAATAGGTTTTAATTTGGTATCCCATAAATCTTTAATAACGCCTATTAATGTAGTGATAATTGGAATTAAGTAATCTGCTAAGAATGTCCAAACGTTTTCTACGCTCTTTAATACATAACTCATAATAAAATTAACTATTGGTTGTAATACATTCTTCCATAAAAAACTTAATACACTTGTTAATGTTTCTATTGCTGGGCTTAAAATGTCGCCTATAAATCCTACAATTGGTTTTAGTGCTTTGTTCCATAATTGGTCGAAAACTTTAACAACCTTAGGAAGTATATCTTTAGATATTTTATCGAATATAGGTATTAATGTATCTCTTAATATTGAAGCAAATATATCGTCTATAAAGTCGCTTATTGGCTTTAATACATTATCTTGAAGCCATTGGAACGCCCCACCTAAATCTTTTGTTATAGTTTCAACTAAAGGAGCGACAATGTTATATACACTTTCAAATATTTTCTTTAAAGAACCAAATATATCTTCGTTTGTAAACATTGAATATAAGAACCCATAAAAAGGCACAATTATAGTTTGTATAGATTTGATAAAGTTTAGTACTGGGTTTTGTTTAATTCTATTAAATATCTTGTTTATTACTTTATAGATGTTATTAAATATATTGTTAATTCCTTCAAATCTCCATCCTATTAATTTACCATCTTCATCGACTAACTTAGTAAATCCAAGCCAACCCATTATTTTGTCTCTTATCTTAGTTGCCCAATTGCTCATTTCTTCTAAATGAAGGTTATAGCCTTTAAGTGCATCTAATAGTTTAGGATTTATTCCTCCTATACCTCCAGAAGCACTTCCTCCACCTCCACCACCACTTGAAGATGTTGGAGTTGTTATATTGTTTAATTTATCGAAACCTCTTAAACTCTTTTGTGCCTCTTTTGCTGCCTTACCTGCTTTACCAGCACTTGTTGCCATATTATCAAAACCATCTGATATATCGTCTATTTCTACACTTGCTGTACCAAATTGTTGAGAAAGGCTTTCTGCGTCTATTCCAAAGAATGACATTACTAAAGATATGATAGTGTTTAAAGCCATTATTATTCCATTTAACACTGGTATTATTCTAGATAGTATTGGTATAAAGAACCCACCTATTAATCTTCCTAATTGATTTATTTGATTTTGGAATATTTCCCATTGGTTAGCAACTGAGTTTACAGTTCTTGACAAGTCTCCATTTGCAGTACTTAATTGCCTTTCCATCGTTAAATAAATTAAGATAGATTTTTCTGCTCTTGACATATTCTTTACACTATCTTCAATACCTAGATTTAATGCTGTTTGTTGAAGTGCTGCTTGTGTTACATCTACACCATACGCTCTAACAGCCCTTATATTACCTGCCATTGCACTTTGGAACTTACTTGCAACTTTTTCTAGACCTTGACCTGTTATGGATTTAACATCTACACTTAGTTTTGTTAGGTTCTCTGCTAACATATCTGCTTGTTCTGTAGGTATTTCCATAGCATTACCCATTTGTCTAAATACTGCAACATTTTTAACTAACGTTGAAGGGTCATATCCAACCATTTGATTTAAAGTCTCTAGTAGTTCTTTACCACTACTATTGGCTTTACCATAAGCGTTATCTAAGAAGTTTAAATCTTCTATATACTCTGCTTGTTTTTCTATTAATGGTTTTAATGTATTAACTAAGTTACCTATAAATCCTATGACTTTATTTATTCCATTTGCAACCAATTTTATAGTTCCTACTACTGCCCCTATTGCTGCACTTGCTTCTCCAAAAGCACCACTTAAAGATGTACCTGCTTCTTTACCTTTTTTGCTAGTTTTTTCTAAATTCTCGCCATTCTCTTTAAGTTCCTTATTCATCGTTTCTTGCGATTTTTCTGCTTTTTTTGTTGCTTCTGACAATTTAGACATACTAGTAATAGCCTTCGTTATGCCTTCGTTTTGGCTTTTAAAAGATTTATCGATAGTATTTAAGGTTTTATCTAATTTATCTAAAACACTAGCCAATTCTTTTGATTTGCTTTTTGCTCTATCTAGCCCTTGTTCTACTTCTTTTGTATCTAATTTTAATTTTGTTGATACTCCATTTTTTGCCATAATATTAATATTTTCTCCTTTCTACCTCCTAGCCCAATAATTAAATTCTTCTTCAGGAGATAAATTTTCTTTTTCTTTCTCTTTATTAGAAAATATTTCGTTGTAAGAAGGATATTGAATTTGTTTATTGCCTCCTATTGTTTGTGCAATTGCAATACTTGTACCCATATTTTGCATATTTCCATTAAGCCACGCATTATATTGAGTTAATTCAACATCCATCTCATTTTTCTTTAAATAAAAAGTTCGATATGCCCAATACAATTGGGGGTCGTTCTCCCAAAAGTCTGTACTTGACATACCGAACATAATAGCACTTGGAAATAACTCATTGAAATAATATTCAGTAAGACTATTATATTGTGAGCCATCATTATTTTCTATTTCGTTGGTCTTAGTGCTTCTAGTTTTTTTAAGTTTTTATTATCTTCGCTATTAACACTTACTTTATCAATATTTGCATCTTCTATCATTTGGTCGCATAACTCAATTACTTGATGCCCATATTCTTCTTTTGCCTTTTTGTAAAGTTCTTTTGCTTCACTAAAAGGTAGTTTATGTTCTGTTCTTAATAAAATCCAAAATAACTTTTCGTATATTTTATCTTGTAAATCGTAAATCTTATCTACATCTACGTTTTCTAGACCTTCAAATGGGTCAGTTTCGTCGTTTATTTCGATTACCTTACCATCTTCTATATCTTGATACATTTTACGAATTTCGTCGCTTTTTTGCTTTTCTTCTCTTGTGAATTTCTCTAGAGCGATAATACCTTCTCTATTTAGAAATAATGTATATTCAACTCCCCTTATATCCATAGTTTCCTTACTAAATTCTTTCATTTTTTATTTCTCCTTCTTTCTTTATATATATATTAATCTACTGTTACTGCTATTGTTCTATAAGAAGTAGCCTCTCCAGTTTTACTTACTTCAAGTCTAATAATAGTATTTCCTGCTGCAACTCCAGTAATAGTTAATTTATTACTTGAATAACTTGCTGTAGCAGTTCCACTAGCATCACTTGAAGCAGTTACTGAGGCACCTGTAGATGTTGCAACATTAATAATTGCAGTGTTATCTGTAGTACCGTGTCCTATTGTAATATCGTTAAGTGGTGATGTAATAATTGCTGTAGGTTTTACTACACTTCTTACATCTTCAATTGGTGATGTTTCTGCACTACTAACTGTAATATAGATTTCTCCTTGTACAACTCCATTAACTTCTACAGCGCTTCTAGCATAATCTAAAGTTCCTGTAAACTTTTCTCCAGTATCGTCTGCGTTTCTTTCTAAGAAACTTAACTCTTTACCTTTGTATTTTTCTAATTGAATTATGTTATCTCTATGATAGTTGAATGTGTAAGTTTTTTGTTCTTTGTCTTGTAATCCTTCGATACGAGTAATTGTTCCATCTGATAATACTGTTTTTTCAATAGTTGCTGGAGCAGAACCTGTAGCAGGCATATTTGTAACTGGTACTAATAAAGCATATTTGCTATCAGTTGCATCTAGAACCATTAAACAAGAACCTTTTGAAAGTACTCCTTTGTCTGTATAATATCTTTCCATATTATTTTTCCTCCTATTTTATTTTATAAATAATTATTCCAACTTCTTAAATGACCTGAGAATGTCATTTCTTGTCTTGAAATTGACAAGTCTATATTATCTACTGGTCTATCTACATCTCTATTTAATCCTACGTTTCTAAAGAAGTCTTGTGTCAACTTTCTAAGTTCGTTTATAACTTGCTTAGGTTGATATTTAACTCCATCTTTTACGACTTGTTTTGAATAGATACTTACACGATAGTTTAAAGTAGAAACATATTCTAATTTATCTATTGAATTGCCTTGCGTATAGTCAGTATTGTTTATTTCCTTCATTATTATTGTAGGAAACTTAATTATTGATTGAGGCGTACTAGAAAATATATCTAAAGTGCTAGAGAATATACTATTTGCTAGCATAAATGCCTTATACTCTTTAAAAAGTTCTTCTTCTATCATTTTTATACACTTCCTATCTTATTATCTAAATATTCTTCTATCCAACTTTCTAGGTTCTTTTCAATAGCCATTGTTAATTGATAATATATATATTTACCTTCACTACCACTTGTATATTCTTTAATTCCATTATCGCCTTTATAATACCATCCATCACCATAATCTCTTGAAGAATTTATTTGATAATCCCATTCAAGCCCAGTTCCTTTAGAACTTTCTGACCCTTTAAGACCAACTCCAAATTCTACAAGAGAAGCAATATCAAATCCATTATAATTTGCATCTCTATAATCTTCATCAAAGAAATGTGTTAGTTCGTCGTTGCTCATATAAGCATCGTTATATAAAGTGATTGTATCGCCTTGTATAGATGTTTTATTGCTAGATGTATATAAATCAACTTTTTCTTGATTTGCTCCATCACTTGCATCTTCTATATTAGCAATACCACTTTCTAACATTATCTCATCACGCAATTTTATACATTTATCTAAAATAAATCTTTTAAATTCTCTACTATTTAAACTATCTCCAAGTACGTCTAGAAATTTAGCATATTCGTTTATTGCCTCTTTATTAAAGCCTACTTCATATACTTTTGTTGACATTCAATATTATTTACTAAGGATTACTTTTGCCTTAGTTTCTTTCTCTTCTTCTTTTTTATCTTCCTTAGCACCTTCTTGTACTATTTCCCATCCCATACCTTGATAGATTGAAACCATACTTTCTTGTACTAATTCTTCTACATATACGCCATCGACATTTTTATGTTTCATTTTTATTTTCATATTTGCCTCCTATTTTTGTTCGTTTTGTAATTTAGTTAAGTATAAAAGAATACAAGTATTTTGAACTCTAACCCCAGTTATTCGATAATCTGCATAATCGCCATACTCTAATTCACCTGTTGGTGTTGGAGTAGGTGTTATTGTTGGTTGTGGAGTTGTTGGTGGTATAGGAGCAAACTTTGTTGGCTCTTTATCTATATACACCAAATCATACTCTTTAAACTTACCTAAATACTTTTTCTTTTCTGGTATTGATATTACTCTTGTGCAATTAACTTTTCTACCAAATACTTCCATTTCTATACTTTCGTTTAGAATTTGTACATTAAACATATATTTCTTAGGTTCGTCATATACGTTGATTGTGTTTCCATAATCGTCAATATCACTTCTTAACCAAGATGCAATATATATTTTAGTTTTTACATTGTGTATTGGTTGTCTATTTACGTTATACATATCTAAGCACCTTCATTTTCGCTTTGTTCTTGATATATTAAATTCCAAGTTCCACTAGGTCTTACCTCTTCTCTATCGCTAGATTTAGGTATTCCTACGTTTGATGTTAACTTGTTCATTAGAGTATTCGATAATCCATCACTTAGTTTAGTCCAACTTATTGTATTTTCGGTATAATTTGTTATTCCTTGTTTGTCTGCTAGATTGTATAATTCAACACAACATCTAAGTTGCCAATTGTAATATCTTTTAGGAATTGCATAGTTCTCAAAATCGTCAAAAGGATATAGTGTTTCTAAAAGTATAGAACAACTATCCTTTAACAAATCTATAAGAATTGCTTCCCATTTTTCTTCGCTTTCAAATATATCTTCGTCGTAAGGAATTTTTAATTTAAGTGCTTCTAATTGAGAAGCAAGTACTTGTTCTGACATACACTATACCCTCTCTCTAATTTTATTATCCTCTAGAAATTATTCTAGCAACTGGTATTAATTTATCGCTAACATAAGTCTTACTATCGTTATCGTTATCGTTTGCAAGTTCCCAGTTAGAACCTGTAGCAAAGTTTGCATTTGTAGGTGAAACTGTTCCAGTTCCTTTATAAGAAATAAACTTAGGAACTATCATTTCTCTTACTCTTGTAATAAGGTCTGTCTTACCACCTTTAGCACGAGCATCTCTATATAGTTCGCTTGGTACTGCTGCACCAATGTTTTCATACTCGAAGAAACCTTTTTGGAATACATAAGTAACATACTTAATTCCTGGTACTACATAATCTCCATTGTCTACGTTTGCTGGATAGAAATCACTTCCAGTAACATCTGATTTTTTAATTTCTCCATCGTCTGGACTAGATGCAACAACTTTTAATGCTCCAACTGTAGTTGAAGTTGCTTCATCATATCCATTTAAGATAGGCATATCATCATCTACGATTACTAATTTACCATTCCAAGTTCCTAAAGATAGGTCTCTTTGAATACCATTAGCGTCATTGTATTTTAAGAATGTAATTTGATTTAATCCTTCTAGATTTGTAGCAGTTGCACTGTGCATAAATGCTATATCAAATACTTTCTTCTTATCTCCTAATGCTTTTTGTAAAGCACGATTTGCTCCATCTGCAGTTAAGTTAGCATTTGGATTGCTTTCACTAGCAGTGATTTCATAAGTATGTTTAGAAACGAATTCACCATTTGCATTTGCTCCTGTCATTCCAAATATACCTTTTAGGATTGATAAAACAACACCTTGTCTATATTCATCCCAATATTCTTTAACTTCGCTTGCTTCTGCTTTGAAGTTTGCTCCTGTAATATCTTGTGAGAAATCATGTTCTCCCCAAGCCTTTGCTCTTCCATAACAAATTTTTCTTTGGAAGAAAGTTGGTCTTTCAGAACCAGCAGCAATATCAGTGTTTCCATCGTAGTTAGTTGGGTCTCCACCAATTCTACCTTTGATTGGTTCTACTACTGCATATCCTCCTGTTTGTTCTGCCATTTTTGATTTGTACCCATTTACGTTTGTGAAAAGTCCATTTTTAATTAATGAATTTTCGTGAGTACTAGGTAATGTTTGTAGATATTTCTCAAACACTTCTTCATTGAATATCTTATCTCTAAATTTTTCCATTTTTTAATTCCTCTCCTTTTAATTCATCATATCTTGATATTCTGTTGGATGTTCGAAAATGAATTTTTCTTGTTCTTCGATGCTTAGGTCTCCAAACTTTTCAAAAGTCATTCCAACATCTTGTGGAACATTTGACGCATTTGGTTTAACATCTACAGAAGTTATTTGTTCACGAGTTTTTTTAGTTGTATTAGCAATGATAGTGTCTAATCTATTTTTAAATAAATTAGCGTTATTTAATGAAGTAGTTTCATCCTCGTCAATAAGTTTGCTTATAATGTCGTCTTCAACCTCATAACCTGCTAGGATTTCTTTTACCTTTGCAGTATTATAAGTTTTCTTGGCATCTGCAAGTTTAGTGATAGTTTCTTTCTTCATTTCTTCCAACTTTTCTTGCTCGCTCATATTTGCCTTATTAATATCGTCAAGTTGTTTTTGAAGCCCATCTGCTAGATTTTTGCTTTGTGAAGCCAAATCGTTTGCTTTCTTAACTTCTTCTCCCATCTTGTGATATGTATTAAGTATGTCTGTTATTTGTTCTTCTGTGTAGCCTTTTTGTGCCAAATCTTCTCTTTTGATATTTTCCATTTTATCTCCTCCTTCTATACACTAGTTTTACGGGTCTAGCAACCTAGAGTAGATTAGTGTCCTTGTAGGCACTAGACTAGGTATAATTGTAATCGTAAGATAGAGGGATAACCTTTCCTTCTATATTTTTTATACCTAGTCTACTACTTACAAGAAGTAGTAGTAAGATTTGATAGGTCTATTTTTGTTGTAAATCGTTTTGACTTACTCTAGTTATTTCGTTATTTTGTTCTTGTACTTTGTTAATTTGACTTATATTTGAATTTCCTTCTTTATTTCCACCTTGTTGACTTATTTGTTCTCCAAATAAAGTTGACATTTCTTTTACAACTGCATTAGGGTCGCTAAATAAGTTAACTGTAGGCACTGCATATTCTCTAGGAACATCTGCTTGGAATAAATTAATAAGTGCTTGAGTTTTAACAAGTAGATTTTCTGACATATCTCTTTGAAATCTTACATCTATTTGAGATATATTCAAATCTTTTATATCACTTTTAGAGTTATCTTTACATATTGCAAGAACAACTTCTAAAGATTTAAGGTCGCATACACCAAACATTGTAGTATCTCCCTCTGCTCTTATACCTGCATCTGTAAATCCTTGCCCCGTCAATTTTGCTTGACCTGTATCTCCAAATGTTACACTTCCATTTTCTCCCGCCATTGGTACACCAAGTATTTGATGAAGTGCCATTAAAAGTCTATTGTAATATGTTTGTGTATCGTTAGCGTTTAATCTTCCTTGTAATAGGTCTATACTTGCTTTCTTTTGTTCTGTTGAATTAATAGATACAGCACCTAATTTCTTAATATCTGCTAGGTCTTCTTCACTAACTGTTGCGTTTGTAAACACTAATATAGCATTAACAAATTGCTCCATATCATCTTTATCTAAACTTTCTAGATAGTTTATATCGTCGAATAGGTCTTTACCTATTTCAACCATCGAAATTCTCTTCTTATTTAGGAAGTATTCTACGATAACGTGTTCTCCCCAAAGAAGTTGGTCTGGTTCTCCTTCTCTTAATAAAGAACCACCTTTATCAGAATATGTTAAAACTCCATTTCGTAAATAAACTGTGAATATGCTATAATCCACTTTTTGCTCTACTAATTCCCCTCTATCGTCTGTTACTGATTTAGTATATTGCATTGGAGTTTCGATATAAGCAAACAATTGTTCGTTACCTAATCTATTTGAATAAACAACTTCTGTATCTTCTGGATTACAATTTATGCTTTCAAAAGGGGCTTTACCATCTTTAAAGTTATTATTTTTACCTATATATCTAAAACCACGACCACAAATTAGCATATCTTCGTATATTTGCATATCTTTTGCTTTTTTACCATCATATTTTACATATTTATTTAATGTTGATATTTGATTTGCACTAGAGCCATCTAATTCAACGTATTGTATAGGTTTACCCAAAAGATATGTTTTCTTAAAGTCTGCAAATGCCCAAACCCAATTCTCTGTTGTCTTGTTATTAATTTCTTCTCTTGTATGTTTAATTTTAAGGTCTATGTCTTGTTTACCATACAAATAATCTTTTAAATATTGAGTTTCACTTCTATTTTTATCGTGTATAGCACTTGCACTTTGTATAATGTCTGTAATGATTTTATCTAATTGTGTAAAATCTTTCTTATTGTATAAATCTAATAATTCTTGCTCTGTATAAGGAGCAACAATTGTCGTTCTTCCATAAGTTTTCAAGAATACATCACCACACCTTGATTTTATATTAACTTTTTTTTAAAATTTTGTCAACAAATTGTTAATTTACACTTGACAAATTTGAATTTTACATTATTTTACACCTAAAAAGGTCTTCTAAATACACCTATTCTTTGAGGAAGGGAATTACCTTCTATTATTTCGCTACAAAACATAGCAAGACTATCTGGAGCATCGTCGTTTAGGTTTCTTCCTTGCGAATTATAGACAACTAAGTTATCCATAAAATTACCCATATCGCTCTTATAAGGGAATAAACTACGTTCTGGGAACACTAATTTACGCCTTATTGTACCCTTTTCCATCTCTATTCTTGTATCTTTAGGCATTGTATTATATTTCTCTCTTATCTCGCAAAAATGTATGCCGTTTGACTTTAAAATATCGTCTATATTTTGTTTTAATTCGCTTGTTACGTTACTTTCTATTACGAGTTCTATTATATGGTTTTCTACTATCTTTTTAACAATCTCCATATACATATCTTTTGTTGCTGTACGAGTAAATAAGCAATCGATAAGGGCATAATCTACATCTTCTTCGTCTATTACAAGTTTTTTAAATATAGGCATAGCGAAGAAGTCTTTACCACTTTTTCTAGTAGCATCTATTACAGCATAAGTACCTTCGTTTCCTTTAGGTATCTTTTCTGTATATATTCTAAGACGATTGTAACTAAATTCCATTGCTTCTGGGTCTACTGGTCTTTGTTGAAAGTTAGTTTCGAATAAATAATCGTCTATTTTAGCCTTTTCTTTTAAAATAGTTTCTGTTGTTCTAAGTTCGGGGCAAGTAGATAAGCCTGTATTGTAATCTAATGCAGGAACTTGAATAATAACAACACTTCCATCTTCGCTTATTCTTGTAAAAGGATATAATTTATCCTCTACAAAGATATGGTCTTTCTCTTCGCTTTTTATTAATCTAGCAATAAAATCGTCGCTAGCCCATAAAGTACCTGTTACAACGACTTTTTCTACTGCATTTTGTATAAATCTCTTTTTCCATACTGTTGTAAAGTTGTTGTAATACTCTTCGTTTGTGTTTTGGTTCATTGCTTCCTTATAATTAGCATATAAATCGTCTATATGTATTCTTTTTGAAGCACGTTCTCCTACAACATTGGAATTAACTGTATCTGCATAATAACTTGACACAAGTTTACATTCTCTTAATTTCCAATTCCCGTCTGTTTCTTTTAAGAAATAATCTTTGTCGTCTTTAGAAAAACGCATTTTAGGAAATACATCTCCAAATTTCTCGCTTTTCATTTCTTGTCTTACAACACTAGACCCACCTCTAACAACATCTACATTAGAACATAAAGAAAGGATAGTACCTGTAGGGTCTCTTCCAAAACTCCAAGCCTCGCTTATTTTCTCAGGGTATGTTTTACCATAACCTGATGGCATATTAGCGATAACTAAGTTAACTTTACTTTTAGGATTGTCAAGTTCTTGTAAATAATGTATATAACCTGTCATTATCGACAATCTAGGTAGATAAAACTTATCTTTTTCATCCCATTCACGATATAGCATATAGTGATGGAGAGAATTATACCCTGACATACGATAAGCATTTCGCATAAAAGATTGATATTTTCCTCTATATGTAGGCTTTTGGTCTAATTGCATTATATTTTTAAGTAAAGGAGCGTATTTTAAACGTGCAATATCCGAACATAAACTTGTATTCTCGAGATAAAATTCGTTTAGCATATCGTTAAGTTGTTCTAACATCTCGACAACTTCTTGTAAAGGTATTCTTTTTTTATACATTTTTAGGTTTTTTTCTAAAATAGCGAGATATTTTGTAATATATTCTTCTCTTGTCTTATTTTGCATCGATTAAATCCTTATATTTTTCTAACTTAGCATCGTATTTAGCATTGTTAACAAGTGCTTTTATCGATACATTAACATTAGGAGATTTCTTTTCTTCCATTTCGTTTTGACTTTTTAACTTAAACAAAGTACTTTTCTCGCTTGCTTTACCTAATTGTGCGATAAATAAATTGTCGTCGCCTATTTCTTCGTATATTGTATCGATAACTCTACGCATATTTATATCTTGTGTATCTTTATATCCTCTTAGAGTATCGACTGTTATACCTATAAATTTACAAAAAGAACTTAAACTTGTTGGAAATATACCTATTTCTTCGTTTAAACAAGTTACAATCTCTCGATATGCTTCGTAAAGTTCTTCTAATTGCATAGCATTGTATACAAATATACCTTCGCTTGGTTTTTCTAGATGTTTAAAAAATCTTTCGTTAACTGCGATAGGAGAATAATCGACATATTCTTCGCTACTACCATTTTTAAAATAACGCATTTTTGTATGCTCCTTTGCATACGTTTTTATATCTTCTATCCTTCTATCTACTTCTTTTCTCAATTCTTCGTTCATTTCTCTCTCTCCCTATCTAAATATGTTACGCCTACAGCATAAGCAGCCCATATATCGCTTTTAAAACCGTAGAACCATCCTTGTTCTTTTTTAGTTCCTACTACTCCAAATCTATCGATTAATGCTTGCCTAATATTACTATCTTTTGCCTTCATAGACCCACATAAATTAATCTTTTCTTCTTTTCGATACACATATTCGAAATTAGGACACTTCCTTCTTTGTATAAATCTACCTATCCATACACAAGTTTCGAATACTTCTCTACCTACTGGCATTCCATAACTTGCTATCATTTCGATTGCTAAATTGTTGTAATCTAATTTTTTAACCTTTTCTAACATTTCTTCGTTAGGTATCTTCCCAAACTCTAAAGGCTTATATGTATCCTTATCTAATAAAACATAAGCACTTTCCTGATTACCAGGGTCTATTGCTAGTATTTGCATATTCCTACCTCCCCTCGAAAAGAGAATTTATCTCTTTTTCGTAAGTTGTATAAAAATAATCGTCGAAAGACCTATATTTTTTAACAAGTTCGTAATTTCTCTCGATTGCATCTTTTCTCTTCTCGTATTCCTTATCTATATCTAATTCCTCGATAATTTTAGGAATATCGTCTCTATTCTCGACATATATTACCCCATCCATATCGAAAAACTCGTCTATTTTATTTGCTCCAAAATAGATAGGAACAACTTTATTTGCAAAACAATTGCAAAGTTTCTCTGTCAAGTAATAGTCTTGTTTGTCGTTTTCTAAAGCAACATTAAACTTATAGTCTCTATATGCTTCGATAGCCTCGACATATCCTCCCCCATTCCAATTGCCCTTTACATCTACTTTACCTGTCCTATTTAATATTCTTGCAAGTTCTTTCCTCTTCTTATGCCCTTCGCAAAGTTCTTTCTCGGAACATAGCATAGATATTCCTTTTGTCTTCTTTTCGTCGCTTGTACACCAATACGTTCCAAATATAATAGGTAAAGCATTAGGTAATCTTAAAAGTTTTGTATCGAATGTAAATATGTACTTAAATTCCTCGTAATGCTCCTCTAAATATTCGTACCCCTTAGGTAAGAAACTTCTAGGCTCTATCATCAACGCTATTTTCTTTTCTTTCGATATACTCCAATATCGAGGGTCGCATACATAGTCGTCTGTTATTGCATATACATCACTTTTATCGTCGTATGCTCCTAACGTTCCATAATGCTTATATAACGATATTAGTCTTAATTTATGCTTTTGCATTGTTTCTACTCCTCCTTTATTTATAAAATAACATCTTTTTATCTAACTGTCAAAAAAATGTAAAAAAAAGAGAGACCCTATTTATCTCTCTTCTCTTTGTGCATATATTGCAGTATATACACGTTTCTATGTTGAAAGGAGTGCGTTATATCCTATGTCTCTTTTTTAAAATATTTATTAATACCATTTATTATTTATTAGCACCATTGAATAGATATAAAGGTTAGTTAATAGTTAATCACTCTATCAACTTGACTGATTATTGTCTGCTGGTTGTAAGAACTTGTACGTTTTTTCTTACCATAAACCTTTTACCATTATCTTTTATATATCTACTCAATGCTACTAACAAATACGTTAATAGCATAGCAGAAATATTTTTAGGCACTTATTTATAAGCACCATTAGAACAGATATTGTTTACTCGTTTCGGCAAGTCAGGTCTAACTTTCAACTCGCTATGATACTTTTGTTCTTAACTTGCCATTATAAGAACCATTTGTATTGCGATATATCTATCCTAATGCTACCTACAAAGATAGCACGTTTTTAGAATTATTTGAATATACAAACCTTTAAAATAAAGTCCTACCATATTTGATATTACTTATACAAACTTGGCTTGTTTTAGTTTTCCTAGAATTTATCTAATGCAAGTTCACACTTACATAATAATTATATCATACTATTTGGGGTATTTCAAGTTTTTTTCTGGAAGGGTTGTAGAGGGGAGTAACATACCTGAGGAGGATTATCTTATAGGGGGTAAGGTGGTGTTATCTTATGCGATTGACACTTTTTGACACTAGCACTTTACACTTTTTTAAGAGACACTTTACGTCAATATATGTAAACTTTTGTTATTGATAAAATAACAAAAGTGTAAAATATTATATGTCAATTGACAATTACTTGACACCTT